TACATCAAAGTTAGTTACGCCAGTTGTACCCGTTGCAGCTATAGTTACTTTTTCTGCGATTTGTTGAATTTTTCCACCACCATTAATTGTAACTCTACCAGTTCCTTTTGGTGTTAACGTCATGTCAACGTTTGTGTCACCACCTGTTACTGAAAGTGCAGGACTGTTGCTTGATGCAGCGTTGGTAACTGAAAATTCATTAACAGCTGAACCTGTTGTAGCAAATTTAATTTGCTCATTAGAGTTTTCATCTAAGATAGCTTTTGTATTATCAATAATAATATTTTGACCATTAGTGTCTAAGTTAGCTGAAAGTTGTGGTGAGAAGTCTGAAGATAATTCTGTGAAAGCTGTGTCAACAATATTTGTTCCGTCACCATAGACCATCTTCGTGCCTTTGTCAGCTGCAGCCCATACTACTCCAGATCCTGAAGATGTTTTGACTGTTACTGAGTAAGCGCCTGAAGTGGCATTGTCTACGATATAAACTTTTTCTACTACAGGAACAACTACGTTAACGTTAGTTGTAATAGTTCCAGTTAATTGTAATACTGCATTTTTTCCATTGGAAACCGCACCATTAGAAACTACTAATGTTGCACCTGTTGTAGCATTAAGGGCAACTGCTTCATAACCAGCAATTGCTTGTTCTACGATTAATAAATTTGTGTTTGTAATTTGTCCCCACGTTCCCGAGTTTTCACCGGTTGCTTGGACTGTAAGTTTTAAAAAACTTGATGTTGAATTCGCCATAATTTTATTCCTCTAGTTTTATTTTTATTAAATTTAAGCTGCGGTGTCAACCTTTCTCCATGAGGCGGTTGTGCCGGTATCAACGGTTTCCCAGATTAAAGCATTAAGCGATCCAGTGGACGATGTCAAGTTGTTTCCAGTTAAACTTACTGTCCCCGTTCCTGTTAAACTTACACTACCAACTGCACTTGTCAAGGTTATTCCTGAAGGAGATACAATAGTATTTGGTGTTCCTACAGCGGTTCCTAGAGCCACTGTCATACCTATTCCTGAAGGTGCTACTTGTATCGAATCAGATACTCCACCCCAGTCTAAAGCTCCCCAAGTGCTTCTACCCCAACCTGTGTTAATCTCAGTAGATATTCCTACATCAGCGACGGTAGACGTTAATCCAAATCCTGTTAAACTAGCTAAGTCATTTCCATCATTATTCCATAAACCTTGGCCCCATTCTTTTCTGCCCCAACCAGTGTTAACTTCAGCAGTTGCGGTTACAGAACCAAGACTAGCGGTTAAATTAAAACCTTGAGCTATTGTAGTTCCAGGTATACCCCATCCTAATTTGCCCCAAAAAGATCTACCCCAACCTATATTAACTGCTCCTGATACTGAAACAGAACCAATAGTAGCTGACATTCCAATTCCTGTTGGTGAAGCATTATCATTTGCTGTATTTACACCCCAACTTAAAGCACCCCATGTTGATCTTCCCCAACCAATATTTATTTCACCATTAATGGTTACTGATCCAAGGTTAGCTGTTAAACCAATTCCTGTTAAGGTAACATCTACAAAATTTTCATTATCTCCCCAAACTTGTCGACCCCAAGCTTCTCTACCCCAACCTTTTTCTACGTTAGCATCAATGGTAATTGAACCTAAAGAAATAGTTGTTCCTATTCCTGTAGGTAAAACACGTGTTGATCCTTGAGCTTGCCAACTACCTTCTCCCCATGAAAGGGCACTCCATGCATTACTAACAACATCAATTTCTCCTCCCATGCCAATGCCGTGATACCAACAATAATAATAAAAATCTGTTGCGCTTGCAGGAGTAATTTCTACGTATCGAGTTGTGGCTGAATTAAAAGTTCCACTAGCGTAATCGGAATAAGGAACTGATGATCCATCTAAATTATAAACAACTCCTGTTTCAATTCTTCCTGAGTTAGGATTTGATGAGTCTGTTGTAAATAATAATGGGTGACCGTCGTTTGATGAAGCGTCTTGATTAAATCTTAAAGTAGCTCCTTGAATCCAAGAAATATCTAAATCACGAACGCCATTTAAATAATAAACATTACCTGTTGCGCCACCGCCATTATACAGTTCCCCCGTTGCGACTGTGACTGTGTAAGTTTTATCCGCCATAGGAGGTTCCTCCTATTATCCGGATATTCTTAATATCGCTGCTGCTGTTGTGAATGCTGGGAACTGAATTGTAAAAGTTCCTGAAGTTGCAGTTTTATCACTACCAAAATCTAAAACTACCACAGCGTCAGTTGTACCTGAGCCTGATCCCATAGTTGTGTTGTAGATTAATGCACCTCTTGCTGTAATAGTTGCACCCGTAAAAGATAAATTAGAAAAGTTAGTTATTGCTACTGCTGAAGCTACTGAAGTTCCAGTGTTAACTAATGCTTTACCGCCTGCTGCGTAAGTACCTGAATTTGCTACTTCAGTATTAGCTCCGCCGCCTGGGTTAGTTGAGTAAGTCGCTGTGTTTGCATTTAAAGTTGCTGAGGATGAATAAAGCGCTAATTTAAAAGTGTCACCACCTGATTGTTTGAAACTGTGGTCGCCATCTAAAAGTTCTTTTTTAAAACTGCTACATACTGCTTGTGTTATTGCCATAAAAACTCCTTATTGTTTTCCAATTCGAGGAACACCACTTTGATATTCATCTCGTCTTCGTCTTCCCATTTGCTCGATTGAGAATCCTTTAACTGCTTCAACGTATTTTTTATCATAATGTTGGAGCATGTCAAGTGGACCTTTCAAAAATCCATATGCCTCTACCAGGCAAGCATACAATAAGCCGTTGGGAAATTTTTTACTTAAGTATGTAGTAGCATTTGTACTAGATAATCCTTGTGGTTTCAAGATATAATTTAATTGAATTGTGTAAGTAGCATTAGGGACCGGGGCAAAAACTAAATGCTCTTCATCCCAATAACTATAGTACTTTGGAACCCCTGTAGCATCAGATTTGTTATATTCTGCCATAAAATTGGTATCTCTGTAGTCTAGGAAGTCTCTTTCAGTACCTGCTCCTACACCTGTTGCATCTACAATTTGAGCAGATCTAACTATTAAAAGATCGTCGGGAGTTTGAACATATCTCTGATCTACAGTCAAAGTAGCTGTAGCATAAAATCTATTATTATCAGAATCAACTTCTCTAAGTAGTCTAAATTCAGCATCTTCAATGAAACCATTTATAATAGTATCAGTAAAAACATTACTGTCTACTTCTGTGTAGTCTCTAATTTTTGTTTTTAATTCATCGTATGTCATGCTCTTACATTAACAGGTCCTACCAAAACTTCAAGACCGCCTCCCGTTTCTGTTGATGTTGCGTTAGATTTTAAATTAAAAGTAAAACTGTTAGTTCTAGGTAAAGTTGATGGTTGTCCCGTGTAAGGAATAGAAGATTCAATCATTGTTATTTTATAGCTTCCAAAAACTTTAGCTCCACTTGAATGAGTTCTAGCTGTTGTGTTAGGTGGAGTTTTTCCTCTAAAAGGAGCAGCTGTCCCTCTAATACATCCTGTTAAAGTGCTTCCTGAAATTCCTGTGTATTGAACAGTTTCATCTTCAATTCTTCCAGCATCAATTGTACCGTCTTGAGCGTGAACTTTTTCAATAACAACAAATCCTGAAGTTGAAAAAATAGAAGTATCATTTAAAACTATAGTGTTAGCTGTTGTTGTAACGTCTCCATTTAATGTTGTTCCTAATTGTAGAGTGTTTGTTGTAACTCCTCCCACAGGACTTTTAACTGCTTGAAATCTTACAGCATCGTCTGTTAACATCGTGCTGTTTGTTTGAGCTACAGTAACTAAAGTTGAAGATCCAATAGTTGTGAAAGGATCATCGTTTAAAAAATCTACAGTTGGAGGTTCTACTCTTGCAGGTCTTGGGTGAGGTAAACCTTGAGGGTCTGCAGTATATGGTTTTGGTTCTAATTGTGGTTGTTTAGGTTCAAACTCAGAAGTATGAACTCTAGCACCATTCCATTCTCTTACCATTTCTCGATAAGGAAAAGCTAATCCCGATCGATCAGAAATAAATAATGCGTATTTTCCTTTTGATAAATTACTCATAATTAAGTTGTTGGGTAGTAAGTCTTAGGAGAAATATATGTGCTCGTAGACGAACCATCTTCTTCTAAAGCTCTACTCAACTCATCCTCATATAATAGTTTTAAGTTTTGTGTTTTTTCTGGTGTATATTTTAAACTTAAATAATAAGCTAAACCTGCGCACATACATGGAACAAATCTGTAAGGTACATTTGTTGCATTAGTGTAAGCACCCGAATCTTGTATTCTTTGTTCATACCAAAAATTAATTACATTTCCATTTTCAGTATTACTAGGTGTTAAATATAATCTAATTATAATTCTGTCTATTAATCTTTGAATATAATATTGTGACGGTTGACCTGTTGCAGTTTTATTAGATAACGCTTGATATTGAGATCTAGATATTTTTTCTAAAGGTGCATCAACATTAGATGCATTTCTATAAGACACTTCTAAAACTTCAGCAGCGCCATTTACAAAATTAGTTGCTGCAGCTCCGCTACTGTGAGTGGCAGCTGTAGTTCCGTTTACTCCTCTTGTAACTCCTGTTAATTCTAAACTATTAAATCCTGTATAACTAATATTTTCAGATCCAACATTAATCGTGCCTGAGGTTGGCATTCCTGTTTTTGAAGCTAATGTAATTCCTGTAGTTTGTGCTGTAGTAGTGATGGCTGCGGATAACGTAGTAGTGACTCCGTTTGAATTACCGTCGCCCGTGGACCTAAACAAAACATATTCGTTAGTTCCATTTACCAAAGTAATATTTGTATTTGCTACTTCCCAATAATGAAGACCTCTATTTCCCCATTCAGAAAATAAAATATTTAAAGATCTCCGAGCAGTTTTTAGATTATAACCGCTCATATCGAATTGTCCTATTCGATTAT